CCCCCCCCGCCCCCACACTACCGTAGTTTTGTCCCACTATTCCATTTGGGACGCTTTGGGTAGATGTATGGAGGTACTGCGAATGGCACAGAATGGTGGGGGACGAGGATGGTCGACCGATGAGGAGTCGGGTGTTCAGACGATGCCGGATCGGTGGCGGTCGCTGCTTGAATGGGTGTTGGCGGGGCCGGAGCGTACACCGGCGACTCAGAAGGGTTGGGCTGCCGAGAACGATATGCATGAGGATTCGATTCGTCGGATCAAGCGGGATGTCCGTTTTGTCCGTGAGTGGGACCGCCGGGCTGCTGAACTGAATGTTCACCCTGAGCGCACTCAGACGGTTATTGACGCTCTGTATGGTGCCGCTGCTGGTGGGGATGTGAAGGCTGCTTCGTTGTACCTTCAGTACGTTGAGAAGTTCACTCCGAAGCGTCGTGTGATCGTTGATGATGAGCGTGACGCTACTGGCTTGTCGGATGCCGAGTTGGCTGACGAGTTGGAGTCCCTGGTGGCCGAGTTCCGGGATGTGTCGGTGACTGATGGGGATTAGTCTTGTTTCTCAGCATGGGCCGAATCCTCAGTCGAGGAAGCCTGATCGGTCTGTGTCGTTGCCGGTGCCGGATCCGAGGGAGACTGCTGCTGAGATGATGGGCGGTATCGGCAATGTCGGCAATCTGACGTTGAAACGGTTGCAGAAGCGGCATACTACTTTGATCGACCGGTATGAGGGTTTGGCGCCGGATGCGCCTGGTGCACCGTATAACCAGGAGCGGGATGATCTCCTGGATCAGATTGCGGAGGTGGAGGAGCAGATCCGAAAGTCGGATCCGCCACCGCCGCCGCCTCCGGTTGAGGTTCTTGATTTGGCTGATCCTGCGGCCCGTAAGGCGGCGTTGGCGAAGTGGGGTGCGCCGCATTTGGGTCCGGTGCCTGATCTTCCTCCTGACACGCATGCGATGGCGGGTGAGCCTGGTCGGATCGGGAGGGCGGCCCCTGAGGGGCCTGTACCCGATTATGAGCCTGGCCCTCCGATGTCTGATGAAGACCGGAGGCGTGCCAGGGAGGCAATCGAGAAGATCCGTAAGGACAATGAGGGTGTTCTCAATCCGGACTCATCGATGATGTCGTCGATATGGGGCAGTATCATGGATGTTGTACCGGACATTGACCCGCAGACAGCGATAACGGTAGCGATGGCGGTTGCCGCGGCGGTTGCAGCCGGAAGCGGGGTCGGATCGCCGCTGGTCCCGTTGATTCTGGGTGGTGGAGCAGCGTTGGCATCTCAGTGATGGGACCGGTGAGGCGCCGACGGATGCTGACTGAACTTCGTGCCGAGCGGTCAGCGAAGTGTGCTAAGGTACGTCGTGAAGTGTTCGCTATGCACGCTAAAGGAGGCCCGTGTTGGGTGGGAAAGTGTTGCCAGGAGATGAGAATCAGGATTGGCGTGAGGAAGCCTTCGGAGAGCATCCCATTTTAGATCCGTTTGGAAACCCGTTTCATAGCGACGCACCTATTGAGGTATCTGGGTTGGAGAACCCGGAGTCGTGCGACGCCTGCGGATAGTTGATGTTGCGGCGATCTTAGGGATCGCCCTGGGTGTGTTCTTGTGTGCTATCGTGGTGTCGGCTGCGGGAAGACTCTTGCAGGAACTAGCCAGGCTTTAGGGAGGTATCGTGACTGACCATTACGTTCGTCTACGGGAGGACGTTTTCAATCAGTGGATGGCGCAGGGGATCCGTGAAGGGTTTTGTGGGCCTCCGGTGTGCGCTATCCATGACGGTGCCCCAACTACGGAGGCCGAGGACATGGAGTTGTGGGATGGGGGAGAGCCTTGCTACCATGTGGTCCGCATGTATGGCAGCCAGGATGTCAAAGCCCTGGTGGAAAGAAATCATCCTCCTTCAATGTGGCGTAACGAGTGGACTCCGAAGTTGCGTCTTGTCGACATGCCGGAGTTGAATGGTACGGCGGAGTGAATGTCGCGTTTATCGGAACTCCGCCAGGAGGCGGAGTGGCGGAAGTGCCGGCGCAATGAGTCGTATTTCCTACGCATGTATTGGCATATTGCCCATCCTGCTTATGGTCGAATACTATTTGATCTTCGGCACGCCCAGTCTTTTGCTTTAGAACACTGGGAGGTCAACCGTTATTCGTTGACGTTGAAGGCCCGTCAGATCGGGTGGACAACTTTGGTGGCGGCGCACCAGTTTTGGTTGGCGTTCTTTCACGCAGATCAGAATGTGATCGATTTGTCTCGCACAGAGCGTGAAGCGGTGTTGTTGCTGCGGAAAACGAAGTACGGGTTTTCGCATCTACCTTTGTGGATGGTGGAGCGTGGCCCGAGGTCATTGTTGGAGCATCAGCAACGCATGGCGTTCGACAATGGGTCACAGATCACGTCGATGCCGTCTGCGTCTGATCCGGCGCGTGGCGAGTCCGCCACGCTGATCGTTGTCGACGAGTGGGCGTTCTTGCCGAACCCTGAGGAAGCGTGGGCTTCCATTGAACCGGTGGCTGATGTGGGTGGCCGCATCATCGGGTTGTCTACAGCGAATGGTTCTGGCAACTTTTTTCACAACTTGTGGGTGGGTGCTTCGGCATCGAACAACAAGTTTGCTTCCATGTTTTTTCCGTGGTCTGCGACAGAGGATCGGGACGAATCGTGGTATGAGGAGAAGCAGCAGTCGATGCTGCCCTGGCAGTTGGCTCAGGAGTATCCGACTACGGCGGAAGAAGCGTTTGTCCGGTCAGGTAACCCTGTGTTCGATTTGGATGTGTTGGATGCTCTTGCAGCCGCTTGCCGGCATGGCGAAGTCGGTTACCTTCATTCTGTGATGCCGAGAGTTGTGGAGTTCAGAGTGTGAATCTGGAAGTCTGGTCATCGCCGGATCCAATGCACGGCTATGTGATGGGTGTCGACACGGCGGAAGGTTTGGGGCACGGCGATTATTCGTGTATCCAGGTGCTGGATCTGAACACTGGTGAGCAGGTCGCTATCTGGCATGGGCGTATCGCCCCGGACGAGTTGGCAGCCGAGGTTTTCAATCTTGGATTGTGGTACCGGGACGCATTGTGTTGCGTCGAGTCGAACAACCACGGTTTGACAACGATCACGGTGTTGCGCCAGTTGGGTTATCCACGACTGTTTCGGAAGCGTACGCTAAACAGTGTCTCGAACCGTATGACGCAGGAATACGGTTGGAAGACGACTCGCACGTCGAAACCTTTGATGATCGACGATTTGGCGACTGCGTTGAAAAATGAGGAGATCGGGTTGCGGGATCGGAACACGTTGGCTGAGTTGCGGACGTTTACCCGCAACGAGAAGGGGTCGATGTCGGGTTCCCCGTTTGATGACCGAGTCATGTCGTTGGCGTTGGCGAACCAGATGCGAAAGTTTGCGTATGCCCCGGAGTACGCTGAGAAGGTCGATGACTACTGGACGGTTGATTGGTGGAAGCGTCTGGCGTTGAGGGAGGATGTGTCGGAGGATCCGCTTCGGATCGGTCAGCACACTCTGCGTGGGACACATCGAACGGACTATTAGGCATGCTTGTTCCCTCCGAGAGGTAGTTATGGCAAAGAAATTTGTTTCGCACACCAACGGCACTCAGACCATTGATGGTGCTAAGGGACAGAACAACAAGATGGAACGCGGTGATTCCGTGGTGGCTAACCCCATCTGGAAGCCTGGTGTTCCCAACTCGCCCAAGCAGCGGTTCGATAGTCCCAAGTACGCCAACCAGACCGGCGGCTACGGTGAGACTTCTGTGCGTGAGACACCGTTCAATCAGCACGGGAAGTCCGGCAAGGTCGAGCCAGCGAAGCCGCAGCCTAAGTTGCGCGGCCACAACGCCGGGTAATGACGGTCCTCCCCAGGGAGGCTTCCTACCCGGAGTTCTGCGATTATGTGACCGGTCTGAAAGGACCGAAAACTAAAACAGAACTTGTGGATTTGTGGGAGTGGCGCCAAAAGTTGCTTGGTATCCGTGTGGATACCGGTCGGGGTTACCGTGCCCAACTACCCGCTGATGAACAGCATTTGACTCGTGAACAGCGTGGCCGTAAGACGGCTGCGGAAGCACGCTCCCAAGGCCGCAGCATTGAACGGCTTCCAGATAAGGCGTATTTCTGATGGCTCAGAAGACCAGGGCTGAACTACACGAGCAATACACGCAACGGTTGCAGCGCACACAGAGGTGGCGTGAGGATCAGGGCTTTGATCGGGTCTGGTGGCGGCTAATAGACCTGTACCGTGGCAAGCATTGGGGTGCAGCAAGTAACCGTTCTGATCTGGTCGCTGTCAATCTGGCATTTTCGACGATCAATGTGATCGCACCGTCTGTGGCGGTGAATCATCCGAAGATCGTTGTGACAGCGAACGATGAGTCCAACAGTGACCGTGCCGCCTTTGTTGAGGCTGTCGTCAATCATTTGTGGCGCCATCACGATTTCCGTAAGCCGTTCCGTCGTGCTGTCAAAGACTTCTTGATCTTTGGGCATGGCTGGATGAAGGTTGGGTGGAAGTTCCTGGAGCAGGAAACTTCTCTGGCGGAACCTGAACGGGATCTGCTGATGCAGCAGGCCCGTTTGGAAGTCGACGAGTTCGCCCTGGAGTCTCCTGATCTGTCGGGAGCATTACCAACTGACGATGAGATCAACGCTAATCTGCCTGAAACGGCCATGATGGTTATTGAGGATCAGCCGTTTGTTGAACGGGTTTCCCCGTTCGACATCTTCGTTGATCCTGAGGCGACCTGCATGGATGATGCCAGGTGGATCGCTCAGAAGATTATGCGGCCTCTGGAGGACGCTCAGAAGGATCACCGGTACAAGCCGTCGGTTCGTAAGCGTTTGGATGCTGATGCTGGAATAAACTCCCAGTACGCTTCTCAATACGAGAATCAGCGTGACCGTATTCTCGACGAGGATCGTGTCACCATCTGGGAGTTTTACGACATTGCGGAGAACACGATGTCTGTGTTCTCCGAGAACAGTGACGGTTTCCTTATTGATCCGGTACCGATGCCGTATGCGTATGGTCAACCGTTTGTGATGATCCGCAACTATGACATCCCGGACATGTTCTATCCGATGGGTGATCTGGAATCGATTGAGTCTCTCCAGTTGGAGTTGGATAAGACCCGCACCCAGTTGATGAATGACCGAAAACGGTATGCCCGAAAGTACCTGTACCATGAGCGGTCGTTTGGGCCGGCAGGGCGTGAAGCCCTGGAATCCGATGACGATGGTCGTCTGGTCCCGGTACTGGATGAGAACAAGTCGTTGTCGGATGTTGTCATCCCGATGCCGCAGACACCGATTTCTCCAGAGATTTACGCTTACAGCGAGATTATTGAGAATGACATCAACACGGTGTCGGGTGTGTCGGAGTATGCCAGGGGCGCTATGCCTGAGATCAGGCGTACAGCGACGGAGGCCAGCATCATTGCTGATGCACAGAATGCTCGTGCCGCCGACAAGTTGGCGATTATCGAGATTTCGATTTCGGAGATGGGTCGGCGAGTCATCCAGTTGATGCAGCAGTTTATGACTGGTGACGAGATGGCTCGTGTCGCCAAGAAGGGCGGCGATTCGCTGTGGGTTCCGTACAGCCGTGACGACATTTTAGGTGAGTACGATTTCAGCGTCGAGGCTGGTTCAACACAGCCGATGAACGATACGATCCGTAAACAGCAGGCTGTATCCTTGCTCAATGCTATTGCTCCCCTGGTGGGAACAGTGATTGATCCAACAGCGTTGGCTGTGCATGTGTTGGAGGATGGTTTCGGAATCAAGGATCCGCAAAGGTTCATAATGCAGCAAGGGCCGCCGCCTCCACCGGATGATATGCCGGTAGATGAGGCCGCTGCTCTTGACGGCGGCCCTCTGCCGCCGGGGGGGCAACCCGTACCTGAGCCTCCCCCAGGGCCGGGTCTGCCCCCCGTTTTCGCTCCTACGGGTGGTGTACCACCCGAGTTGCTGGCTCAACTCGAAGGTCAAGTGGGCCTGGAGTTGCCCGCTCTGGGTTGACCTGGGACACGGATTGCACAGTATTAGGAGCAACCTATGGACTCCTGGGGCTAGTGCCCACATAACACAGAGGGAACGGAACCCATTACGATGGACACTCCAGAATCTTCAACAGAGGTAGCGGCGGAACCTACGAGTTCGACGTACACCATCAAGGTGGACGGTGCGGAGTCGGAGGTCACCCTAGGCGAACTTCAACAGGGGTACCAACGACAGGCGGATTACACCCGTAAGACGCAGGAGTTGGCATCCGAACGTCAGCGTTTGGAGCAGGCCGAGGCAATAGTTTCGGCTTTGGAAGCGGACCCTCAGGGTGCGCTTTCTGCATTGTCGACAGCATTCGGCATCGAGGATACCCGGTCAGTTTCTTCCACAGATGAGTGGGCGGACGAATCGGATCCTACGGAGCAGCGCATCGCTTCTTTGGAAGCGACAGTGGCAACCCAGTCGCAGACGGCACGAAAGCAGGCTTTGGAAAAAGAAGTTTCTGTTCTGCACGAAAAGTACGGCGAGTTTGATGCGGATGCCCTTTACAGGCATGCGTTGTCAAACCGGATTCCGAACTTGGACGCGGCGTACGCCCATATGAACTTTAGTTCTTTGGCTACTTATGCAGGGAAACTGCATGAGGACCGGGAAATAACTGAGGCGAAGCGCAACACCCCCGTGGAGAATGGCACCTCACGCCAGGCTGGTGTAGTTACCAGCAGCGCACCGGATAAGCCGATGTCGATCCGTGAGGCTTTCGCCCAGGCCAAGAAACAACACGGCACCTAGACCTAAGGAGTAAGAATCATGGCGGGAAACGCCAACTTTGATGAGATTCTCTCCACCACGCTAAAGAACTACGTCCCGAAACTGACAGATAACATTTTCAGTGCACGGCCGTTGTTCTACGCTTTGACGAATGGACAGACCATTCGTCGGATCAGTGGTGGAGCGAACATCGTCGTACCTCTCATTTACGGTACAAACTCAACCGCTGGCTCGTACAGTGGAACCGACACTATTGACATCACGGCTCAGACAGGCATTTCGGCTGCTGAGTATTCGTGGGGGCAGTACGCAGCGACTGTGACCATCAATGGTTTGGAAGAAGCCAAGAACAACGGCGAAGCCCAGATCATCGATCTTCTGGAAGGCAAGATTTTCCAGACGCAGGAATCCGTTATCGAAAGCATGAACACCATGTTTTGGGCTGACGGGACTGGCAACAGCAACAAGGACTGGAACGGTCTAGCCAACATTATTGGCGGAACGGGCGTGACCCTTGGTGGAATCGACCCGACTGCCACAGGCAACTCCTGGTGGAAGTCCACTGAAGTTGACCAGAATGGTGCAATCACTATTGCCAGCATGGCTAACATCTACAACACCATTTCGGTTGGTAACGACCAGCCGACGATTGGCATCACCACGCAGACTTTGTACGAGAAGTACGAGGCACTATTGACCGGTCAGATTCGGTACACCGATACCGACATGGCTGACGGTGGGTTCCAGAACCTGCTGTTCAAGGGTGCACCCGTAACCTTCGATGACGCGTGTGCCTCTGGTCAGTTCCTGTTCCTGAACACCAAGTACCTGCAGTTGGTGGCCCATAGCGATGTCTGGTTCAAGCCGACACCGTTCGTGCGCCCAACCAACCAGGACGCTGTGTTCTCACAGTTGCTTTGCTATGGACAGTTGACGTGCAGCAACCGCGCACGTCAGGGGTTCATGCACTCGGCTACCTGATCCTGATGGGACGAGGATTCGCTTACGCTCACAAGGCTGGCTCACGCCCATACGGGCAGCCCGCTGGCGACAACTTTCGGGATTCAACACCACGGCCTCAAACCGTGGGATACTCCCGAAACGTCCAGCGAGTCAACCCGATGAACAGCGAACCCATCGTCCCTGGATCTGCCAAATGCAGCGCGCTGACCCGCAGCGGGGATCCCTGTAAAGGGAATCCTCCTGCGGGCAGCGACCTGTGCGTTTTCCATAGGGAGTAACAGTGGACATTTCGACCATGCGGTCGTATGTCCGCTCAGTGGTGGATATCGACACCGCCGATATCTCCGACGACACTCTCAACCGTTTCCTGGGCGAGGGTTACGATGTCATCGTTTATTCGGAGAAACGGTGGCCGTTCTTTGAGGTGGCAACGACGTTCAACACCGTTGCGACGCAGAAGGATTACACACTGGCAGCCGTTGGGGCGCTCGTAACTCTTGGTTTGCGAGAAATCGCTGCTCTCCGCACAGATGCCCACGTTATCTCTTTCGTAGGGCGCGATGCCGGCGACGTTGTCTACCCGTTGAATCTGGCCGGCTCAGGTTCTCCTTGGTGGTGGTCGTATTGGGGTGAAACAGTTCGCCTGTACCCAACACCGCAGGGTGTGGAAACAGTGAATGTTCGTGGATACAAGAACCCGACGGCTTTCGGGGCTGGTGTATCCGATTCGACGGCACCAACGGATCTACCCGATCCGTTCCACATTGTAGTAGCAACGTACGGGATCGCTCGTGCTTACGAGCAGCAGGAAGATCCGACGATGGCGGCACAGTATTTTCAGATATTCAACCAGGAACTCGACAATCTGAAAGCCCGCTACGACGACATGCCGGCACCTCAGCCAGTCATGCTGAATGGTAGGAGTACGTCGCTGTGGCGATCCCAGTCGCTTCTACCGAATCGTCTACGTTACTCCTGGGAGTAGTCGGTGCCTAGCCAGTTCAAGTTAGAAACCCTGGAATCATTTACCGGGGGTCTGAATCTTCGTACCGACCAGTTCAACCTCGAAGACAACGAATCACCGGATCTTCTGAATGTTCTCGTTGACCCTCGCGGCGGTATCCGCATGCGAGATGGTGTCGACCGGCGCAACACGACTGCTCTCAGCGCCGACGTGAAAGGCATCTGGGCGCTTCACACGGATGCCGGTACAAATCACCTGATGGTCAACTATGGCACCAAGGTTGCCTATTCTGCCACCTCGAACTTCACGGATCTGACCGGGATCACATCCCGCACGGATGGTTCCAGAGTTTACGGCATGACTATGAACAATGTGGCATACGGTGTGTCGTACGACAAGGTGTCGTTCAAGTGGGATGGCTCGTCCGCCGCCGACCTGGGGGTCACTCTGGATGGGTCGGCCGGTAACTTCCCGCAAGCCCAGTATGTGGCGTTCTGGAACAACTTTGCGTGGGCTGCGTACACCTACGAATCAAGTACCGGTTACAAGTACCGGGTTCGCTGGTCGAACGCCAACGACCCGGAGAAATGGTCATCGACCGACTTTGTCGACATCGACAAGGGTGAACACGGTGATTACATCACCGGGTTGTGTGCGATGGGTGACCGCCTACTGATTTTCAAGTCGAACAGCGTGTACGCCATTTTCGGATTCGATTCGGATTCGTTCCAGGTTGTAACCCTGACAGACAGTGTCGGTTCTGTACCCCTGTCTCAGCCGGTATCAACCCCGTACGGGGTGTTCTTCTGGTATGCCGACCAGGGCGTCTTCTCCTACAACAGGGAAAACTTCGCTTGGATCTTTGACAAGATTGCGCCGGCCATCGAGGATGGGCGCATCTCGTTTGCGTCGAATCCGCAATTGGCGTGGGGCAACCAGAAGGTGTATGTCAGTGTCGACTGGACGGTGGCAGGTGTAACGACGCGTCGAACATTCGTTTACGATCCGACTTTGGGACCAACGGGTGCCTGGATTCTGACAGATATCGACGCAGCCCCCCTGTATTCTTATCGCCCTCCGAACTCGACGCCGACGGTTTACGCTGGGTGTGTTGCCAATACGGGAATCGTTGTCGATGTCGAGGATGAGCAGAACCGTACC